CGACCGTCAACGCATCCGCATCGAGCCAATATTTGACGCCGACAGCTCCGTTTTCTTTGACCTCGGAGCCAAGCGCCAGGACAAATCAGACGCCAAATTCTGCTTTGTGGTCACCAGCATGACCCGCCAGGCTTACAAAGACACTTGGGGCGACGACCCGGCAAGCTGGCCTAAAGTCGTGCATCAGTACGAATTTGACTGGTGCACCCCAGACGTCGTATTTGTGGCCGAATACTACAAAGTCGAGGAAAAGACCGAGACCATCCGCATATTCCAAGCCATCGACGGCACCGAGGAACGCTACAGCCAGGCAGACTTCACCAACGACGAAGCCCTAGAGGAAACCCTAGCCGCCATCGGAAGCCGCGAGATTCGCCAAAAGCGCATCAAGCGCAAGAAGGTGCGCAAGTACGTTCTTTCAGGCGGAAAAGTGCTCGACGACGTGGGTTACATTGCAGGCAAGTGCATTCCCATCGTGCCCGTCTACGGTAAGCGCTGGTTCGTTGACAACGTAGAGCGTTGCATGGGGCACGTCAGGCTTGCCAAAGACGCCCAGCGCCTCAAGAATATGCAACTCTCCAAGCTGGGCGAGATTAGCGCCCTCTCAAGCGTCGAGAAGCCAATCCTCACGCCAGAACAAGTCGCTGGCCACCAGGTCATGTGGTCAGAGGACAATCTCAAGGATTACCCCTACCTATTGGTCAACCCTATCACAGGGCCAAACGGCGAGCAAACCATTTCAGGCCCCATCGGTTACACCCGCAGCGCAGCAATACCACCGGCAATGGCCGCGCTCTTGCAGATTACAGAAACCGACATGCAAGACATCTTGGGCAACCAAGGCGGCGCTGACAAAATGGTCAGCAACATCTCAGGCAAGGCCGTCGAGATGATTCAAACCCGCGTCGATATGCAGTCGTTCATCTACATGAGCAACTTTGCCAAAGGCATGAAACGATGTGGCGAGATTTGGCTCTCAATGGCCAAAGACGTTTACATCGAGGACAAGCGCAAAATGAAGACCGTCACCCCAGCCGGTGACGTCGGCATGGTCGAGTTGATGCAACCCACCATCAACCAAGAAACCGGCGAGATCATCCTCGCCAACGACATGAGCAGCGCAGCCTTCGACGTCAACGTGGACGTTGGCCCAAGCAGCAGCAGCAAGAAATCCGCCACCGTCCGCGCCCTTACCGGCATGATGCAAATCACTCAAGACCCAGAAACCTTGCAAGTGCTCGGCGGCATGGCCATGATGAACATGGAAGGTGAAGGGATTTCCGACGCTAACGCCTACTTCCGCAAGAAACTGCTCCGTATGGGTGTCGTAAAACCGACAGAGAAAGAGCAGGAAGAACTAATGGCCGAAATGCAAGGCAAGCCGCAAGACCCTAACGCCATGTATCTGCAAGCCGCAGCCGAGGAAGCCACAGCCAAAGCAGCCCAGGCCCGCGCCAGCACCGTCAAGACCATTGCCGACGCAGAACTCAGCCGTGCCAAGACCGTCGAAACACTCAGCAACATCGACATGGATTCTCAAGACCATGCCATGAAAATGATGGCCGACCTCGTGCCAGCCGAGCAAATACAAAAGCCACCATTTGTCAATCAGATGTAAATAATTGATAATGTGCGCAACGGTATCCACCCAGCCGTTTTAATGGGTGAGTTTGATGGGGTCAGATAATGAACGAAATGGCAGAACCGGACGACGTGATCGACATTGACGAGCCAACCGAAATCGAGGAATCAGCGCAGGGCACGCCCAGCGAGGAACTCCAAGACGACGAAGGCGAAGCCAACGAAGTGATCGTCTCCATTGGTGAGGAAGCGCCGCCTCCCGAAGAACAAGCTCACGCCCCCGAATGGGTGCGCGAGTTGCGTAAGACGAACAGGGAATTGCAGCGACAAAACCGCGAACTCCAAGGCAAGCTCCAAACCAGCGCCCAGACTGAGCACAAACCAGTCTCGCTCGGAAAGAAGCCAAGCCTAGAAGAACACGATTACGACGCTGACAAGTTTGAAGCAGCACTGGAAAGCTGGTTTGACCGTAAACGTCAAGCCGACGATTCAAACGCCAAGCAAGAAGCCGAAGTTATGACTCAGCAAAAAGCATGGCAAGCCAAACTGGACGGCTACGGTAAAGCGAAAGCTGAACTGAAAGTTAAAGACTTTGAAGACGCCGAGGCCGTGGCCCAGGAATTATTTAACGTCACCCAGCAAGGCGTAGTGCTTCAAGGCGCAGACAATCCCGCCCTCGTTATTTACGCCCTTGGCAAGAATCCGAAAAAGGCCAAGGAACTTGCAGACATCAAAGACCCCGTAAAGTTTGCCTTTGCGGTCGCGAAACTGGAGAAAGAATTGAAAGTTACCAACCGCAAGGCAGCCCCACCGCCCGAAAGAATCGTCACCGGAACAGGCCGATCCTCTGGGGCGGTGGACTCAACCCTCGAACGACTGCGAGAAGAAGCGGCCCGCACTGGCAACATGACCAAGGTCATTCAGTACAAGCAGCAAAAACGAGCAGCTTGAAAGTAATTTTTTAATTTAGGAGCCACATCATGGCAAATGCATTTTCAAAAGAAGAACGCGTCGCGTTTGAAGACATTCTCGAAGGCTTCCAAGACCTCTTGGTCCTGTCCCGTCACGTTTCGGTTTACAACACAAACCAAACCGAAATGGCTCGCACTAACGACACCATCTGGCGCCCAATGCCTTACGTCGCTCAGTCGATCACTACGACCCCAGGCAACAGCATCTCCGGCTCTTACCAGAACATGACCCAGTTGTCGGTTCCATCCACCATCGGCTTCAGCAAAACTGTGCCTTGGCAGATGACTACCCTCGACCTGCGTGATGCCTTGCAAGAAGGACGTTTGGGCGAATCAGCCAAGCAAAAGCTAGCATCCGACATCAACGTGGCGATCATGAACACCGCAGCCGCTCAAGGCACTTTGGTTGTTCCAGTCTCCACCGCTGCCGGTGACTATGACGACGTGGCCCTGTGCGACGCCATCATGAATGAGCAGGGCGTGCCTGACTATGATCGTTTCTTGGGTCTCTCAAGCCGCGACTACAACGGTCTGGCCGGTAACTTGTCTCAGGCCAGCCGTTCATTCGGTAACGCCAAGTCAGACAAAGCCTACGAGCGCAACCATGTTGGCATGGTCGCAGGCTTCGAGACTTACAAGTTTGACTACGCCAACCGTATTGCAGCCGCTGCCGGTGGTGCAACTACCATTGCAACCGATGGCTCGCAAGTTGACTACGTGCCTCAAGCCACATCGACATCCGTCGGCGGCCAGATCAACGTTGACAACCGCTACCAAACCGTCACCGTGTCAAACTCGGTCGGCGTGGTTGCTGGCGATGCGTTCACTATCGATGGCATTCAGGCAGTGCACCACATCACCAAGCAGTCCACTGGCCAACTGAAGACCTTCCGTGTCATCAGCGTCCCCGCTGGCGGCGTGACCTTGGTTATCAGCCCTCCAATCATCGGCGCGACAAGCTCGCCCACCGATGCTGAAAAGCAGTACAAAAACGTGCAAGTGGTTACAGAATCAGCAACAGCAGCCATTAACTGGCTCAACACTGCTGCTTCAGCAATCAACGTGTTCTGGCAAAAAGACTCTCTGGAAATCTTGCCCGGACGCTACGCCATCCCCGCCGATGCTGGCACCGCAGTGATGCGCGCCACCACCGACCAAGGCGTCGAGTTGGTCATGCAGAAGTTTTACGACATCGACAGCATGACAATCAAGTACCGCTTGGACACACTGTTTGGTGTGGTCAACAAGCAGCCTGAAATGTCCGGCATCTTGTTGTTCAATCAGACTTAAGTTGTGAAATGATCGGAGGGCTTCACGGCCCTCCTTTTTTTAACTGGAGATCACCATGCCACTCGCAAAAGGCTACTCAGCCAAAACCATCGGCAAGAACATTGCCAAAGAAGTTAAATCCGGAATGCCCCAAAAGCAAGCCGTAGCAGTCGCACTCAGTACAGCACGCACAGCCGCACTCAAAGCAGGCAAGCCAAGCAAAGCGCCAGCCAAGCCCATGAAGGCCAAGAAGTGAGCGTATTGTTTCCAACCATGCTTTATAAAAGCCCCGGCATTTACACCAAGCCAGGCGGTGGAACTTATTCTTTCATCGGCATCCAGACGCAAGAGGAATTTGACGAGAAACTAGCCGCAGGCTGGTTCACCTCCTCCGGCGAGGCCATCACAGCCGTAGGCGACCAGGCGACACCGCCAAGCAAGCCAAAGC